ATTAGCGCGATACGTGACTTTTTCGATGGTGCGAGTGAAAAGGATATCACCGCATTATTGAAGAACAATAAATCAAACGAAAGTGTCAAGTTGTTTATCGCGTCTTTGACGGATATAGTCAGGACGCAACAATTAGCGGTTGCAGGCCACGCACTAACTGAAATGCAAGCACTAGCAGAATCAGAGATTAATTACACTTACGCGGCTTTAGGTTCGACAGCAGTTAGTAAGCCATCGGTAAGAGAGATAATGAAGCTCCCTATTCTCGGCTCGTCTAACATCGAAACCTCTTGGGGTGCTATCAATTCAGCGCATTTATTAAACGTCGTTAATAGCGTTAAAAACGCGGCACAAGATAACTTAGACCCTGTACAAGTTGTACGAGGTACGAAAGTTGCTAATTATAAAGACGGTGTGACAAATAAGCGCAATAACAATATTTTATCACTAGCCAACACACAAGCGGTCGGCATTAGCAGCAACGCAAGAAGCGAATCATATAAGAAATTTCAATTTACAGAGGTGGTGGTAAGTGCTACGCTAGATTTTCGAACTACGCCAATTTGCCAAGCGCGAGACGGTAATGTATACAAGAAAGTAGACGCACCAAAACCGCCATATCACTACAGATGCAGGACGTTGCTATTACCATGGACGGGTAGACAAGAAGAGCGCCCATATGTAGAAACCGCTAAACCAATAGCTAAACTTACAAAAAAAGAACGTGAGGATTTAGGTTACGGCACGACTACAGATAACTATCAGCAATTCTTCGACAGACAGACAGAAGAACATAAGATAGAAATCTTAGGTGAAGAGAGATACAAACGATACAAGGAAAAGAACTGGACGTTAGATAAATTCGTTGACGAGCGTACAGGTCATCGCTATACGCTCGCAGAGTTAGACGCGCTTTAAGATTTCCATCCTCGTGATTTAAACATTACGTTAGTTATTAATTCAGCAGTTGTTTGAACTTTCCCGCTTTCATCATACAGTACGTCCCGATACGCTTCAAGCTTGCATTCTAGCTTTTCGATTGCTAGGGATTCAGCCTCAAAAGCTCGTGCGTATCCTTTAGCGGGAAGGTCATAAATTGTATTTTTACGGCCTTCTATTTCGCATACAAGCTGTGAAATTTTATGCTCTAAAACTTTAGGACACATCATGTTTATTTAACTCCTTTTTAAGATGATTCATTATTAAACGACCACGACAAGGAGTCAAGAAATAATTTTATTATCGTGTGTTATAATACGCTTAACATAATTTATGCAGCAATGCAATAACTAAATTCACAGTGTGGGTTTATAACGATACAGGGTATCAGATGACTATTGATTTTTCAAATTTAGAGCTAGACGAAGAAACACGCGCACAGTTAGATGGTGTGATGAAAAACGAGATTGTATCAACTTATCTCACGGAATCGCTAAAGAACCGTGAAGAGGCTGTAAGGCAATCAGCAAAAGCGGACGCGGACAAGCTCAAATCTAAAGTAGATGAGTTTAGAGAAACGAATATCACGCAGCAAAAAAAGCTGGAACAGTTTGAAGCTATTGATTTAGACGAGTACGCACGATTAAAAGCGCTAGGCTCTGATGTTGCAAGTGCAGCAGAAAAGATTAAAAACAACGATATTGAGTGGCAAGCTAAATTAGACGGTCAAATGTCAAAAGTTGCGGAATACGAAAAAATGGTTGCGCAGCTTGAACAAGACAGAGAAAAAGATCGCGTGACTTCAAGTATTCGCGAGTCTATCTCTGAATGGAATATGAAAAATCCACAATTAAAGATTAAAGACGGTGCAGAGCGTGTAATTGTAGGTGACGCGCTAAGCTCTTATAAATTGCTAGACGATAAGATCGTTATGCAAGCTGATGGCATTGACTACACAACAGATCAAGGCTTTGGCTCAATTACAGACTGGATTGGCGACGTAGCACGAAAGCAGAATCCATTTTGTTTCACGGAATTAAAAGGAAGCGGGGCTTCTGGAAATACAAGCAGCGGTGTTGCTACTAAACCAGTATCAGAAATGACGGGCGCGGAACAATTAAAGTTTAGACGCGATAATCCCGACGAGTTTTATAGACAAATTAATAAAGGATAAATAATAATGGCAACAGTACAATTAACTGATGTAGTAGTACCAGAAATCTTTAACGGCCTTCCAGCCGTTGATTCCACAAAGAAGCGCGCATTCCTAGATTCGGGTATCGTAATTCGAAACGCAATGCTAGACGGTTATGCGCGAGAAGCGGGCGACCAAGTAACACTTCCATTCTGGAATGATCTTGACTCAACTCAAGTGCAGAATATTTCTAGTGATGACCCTACGGATTTAGCTGGAACTAACAAAGTTTCACAAGGCAAACAACGCGCTTATACTTCACATTATAACCAAGCTTGGCAAGCGGCTGACTTAGTGTCTGAATTGTCGCTAGGCGATGATGCAATCGACCATATTCGAGCGCGTACCGAAACATATTGGGCTAACCGTTGGACTGACCAGTTAGTAGCATCGGTTCAAGGTGTAATGGCTGATAATATCGCAAACAACGACGGTGATATGGTTGTCGATATCTCGGAAGATTTAGTAGCAGATGAATCAGATGCGTCTAAGTTTAGCGCTACGGCTCTAATCGATGCGGCTTATACGATGGGTGATAGTGTTGGTGGCGTTGCAGCTATCGCGGCACATTCGCAGGTTGTAGCACAAATGGCTAAGCTTGATAAAGGTTTAGACTCTGTTTATGATTCGGACGGCACGTTATTGTATCGCACATATAACGAAATGCGCGTAATTATGGATGATAGCCTTCCAGCAATCGCGGGCGCAACAGCAGCGGATAGCATCAAATACACAACTGTTATTTTCGGTCTAGGTGCATTCGGAAACGGTGAGGGTACTCCACGAGTTCCAACTGAAACAGATCGCAGTATTCTCGGTGGTAATGGTGGCGGCATTGAGTCACTAGTTAACCGTAAATCTTGGTTGCTACATCCATACGGCTACGAAGCAGCAGAGCCAGCGGGTCACGGCTACACGATTGCAGAGCTACAGAGTGCAGATACTTGGACTCGCGTTGTTGATCGCAAGCTTGTACCTATGGCGTTCCTAGTAACTAACTAAAGGAATAATCATGTCTAAAAATCTAACGTTTGCGGAGCTATCTAGCCGACTTGCACAAAGACGAGTTAAGAAAGCCAGTTGAAAAGCCAAAGGCAAAAAAGCCAACGGTTAAAAAGACTGACGAAGAGTAATAAAACGGGGCGGCTTACATAGCGCCCCTATTTTTTAAGGAATAAAGATGGCTTTAATAGTTGAAGACGGTTCATTAGTTGAAAATAGCGATTCATACGTTAACTCCACAACTATTGAAGGCTTTTTAACAGAACGCGGAATCCTAAGCGATACGCTAGCAACACAAGCGCAACGGGAAGCAATGGCCTTACGTGCTATGGATTTTCTAAACACACAAGATTACTTAGGGCGACGAGTTGATAATAATCAATCGTTATCATTCCCCCGCTCAGGCATTAAATTATCGGACAATCGAAGCCTAGCAAGTAATGAAATCCCGCAAGAATTGAAAGATGCGCAATGTTGGCTAATTTACTACATTGATGCAGGTACAGACCCCAGCAGCACACAAGCGCAACTTGTAAAGCGTGAAAAGGTTGACACACTAGAGATCGAATATCAAGACGGTGGCGCATTTTCCCCCGTTAGTATTTCCTCAATGCCTAACGTCAAAAAGTTGCTTAAATATTTAGTTGCAAATAATGATTATCTAGCGAGGGCGTAACATGGCTCACGAAAGATTTAAAGCACTTGCCACGAAGTTAATTTCAGCTAATGGCGCACCCGCTCAACTTATTTCATTGACGAATAGCGGCTCAAGTTTTGACCCAGTGCAAACGGAAACATTAGCGGATGTTATGGCTTTTAATTCGGCAATCTCTAGTGAAGAAATAGACGGTACAATTATACAGTCCGACGATTTACGGTTTTTAATAGATTCATCCGTAGAGCCTAGTGTTAATCAGCGTTTCAGATACGAGGGAAAGGATTACGAAATCAAGCATGTGGTTAGATTAAAGCCCGCGGATAATACGATTATGTATAAAATCAGAGTGAGGTTATAAATGGCTAAAATTGAAAATCTAGTTAAAAAATATAAAGAGGATTTATTATCAGTTGCGGTATTAAGTACAACGTCTGTTTCTAATTTTATATCACACTTAACGCCCGAAGATTCTGGAAGTTTGCGAGCAAGCTGGACTCCCGCATTAAATAAACCTGAATACAGAAACGTGCAAATAAAAACAGCATCAGAAAGAACGAGCAGCAGTTTTGTCGGTGCTACGAATTTTAAGCAGTATAATGTAGGCGGTAATCTATCCAAGATAAAAGGCACTGACACTTTTCGTCACGATATTGACGCAGTGACTAATACGCTATCAATCGGTGATACTTACTACTACACAAATGGACAACCTTACGCACATAGAGTTGAGTATGACGGACACTCTAAATACAAAGCACCACAGGGAATGTTTAGACGTGGCGCGGCTAAGTGGGATGATATTGTAGCCGAAAAAGTAAAGGAGGTTAAGAGTGGAAAATGATGCCTTAACCGCGATGATGACACATATTGAGTCACTTGGCTTGCTACCTACTTATTTTCCTAATGTAAATATTGACACAGAAGGAAACTCGACACCGACGGATTCGCATATACGTGTATCAGTTTTGCCCGTTGACCCTACCGATAATATTACTACATGTGGAATGCAAGCACGTTATAGATGGTTGTTACAAGTAAGCGTTTATATCCGCGAAGGCAAGGGGCAATTAAAGGCGGCTAGATACATCGATACGGTAAAGAGTGCGACGATGCCGAATAAAAAAATAGTGTATAATACAAGGGTATTTCAAGTCAAGGGTAACGGACGCACATCACCCGCAATTATCGGTGATGGATGGTTTAATTATCCTATAACTTTCACAATAGAAATTATTGAATAGGCATATAAGCCAATTTTTGACTGCTAGAACAGTCGCTTTTTAGATACAAATTTAATTTAATAAGAGGGGCATTATATGTCTACAGAAACATTCGCAGGTTCACATTTATCTTTCGCAGCAGCACTACCAGCAACTTATGACGACGTTGGTTATGAAGCGCTAACGTGGACACAAGACGATTGTAGTTCAGAAAACATTCCGTCATTATCTCGCGCCTTCAATGGTGTTGATGTTAACACGGTTTGCTCACTAACTACAACAACTAAAAAAGGTAAATCAAAGTATGACCCTGTAGCATTCACAATGCTATCAGATTGGGGTAATACAGCACAAGCGTTACTTGAAACGGCGGAAGGCAGCACAAGCGCGGTAATCTCGGTTAAAATCGAATTTGCAAGCGGCAACGTTGTTTACTTCACAGCTCAAGTAGCTAAATTCACGTTGTCAGACGGTGGCACAGGTGACGACTTAAACAAACGCTCAGTTGAATTATGGATTCAATCTGACGAAATCGTAAAGGTAGCAGCATAATATGAAATTAACAGATCTAGCATCTAAAACTGAAACATCTTTGGAATTGCTTCACCCGACTACGCAAGAGGAAACAGGCGTAGTTATCAGCGGTTTTACTCCTGATTCGAAAGAATGGCGTAAAGCAGCGAAAAAGATTAACGGCCCAGCACAAAAGCAATATCTGACGATTGAGAAAAAAGCATCTAAGATTGAGCTTGATAAGGATTCGGGCGAAAAACGCAAAAAGCTACTAATTGCGGTTGTAACAGATATTACAGGAATTGATGACTTTAAATCAAGCCCTGAAACTATCAATGAGCTACTAGATAATCCCGCTTATGGTTGGATGTTGGAGCAATGGGGCGAGCATCTTGATGACCGCTCAAATTTTTCCTAAAAGTCAAGCAGCAAACGATTCTGCATATTAATCAATTAGCTTGGTTTTATGCAGATGAAAACCGCACGACGATAGAATTACCTCCGTCGTGCGATTACTCAAAATGGCTTATTGAGACCGCGCAGGGCATTGGTTTCGGTACGCAGGAAAACCCTACAAACTTTACTGACCTATTAGCATGGCAGGAATTAGTAGGTATAGAGCTTACCCCGTTCGAAGCTGAGACGATAAAAGAAATTTGTATATCTTATCTATCGGGAATAAATAAATATAAAGAACCATGCTTACCTCCTTTCTGTACAGAAGAGCGTAAACGTAAAATGGCAAGCGCTGCCGAACAATCATTCATGAGCGGATAAAATATGGATTTAATAGAATTAGCCCTATCGGTAGATACTAAAGGTTTAGATAAGGGTATCAATAAGCTTGATAATCTAACCGTCGCAGAGAATAAAGCAAGCACGCAAGCCGTTAAATCTGGCGGGTTAATTTCTAAATCCTTTGATGATAGCTCAGTAAGTTTAGATAAAGCGTCAAAATCTGGAACGGGCTTAACATCTGTAATGAGCGGATTAGGTGGGATAGTTGCGGGTTTAGGTTTAACGTCACTAGCTACGGACGCGTTTAACACTTATCGCTCATTCGAGTCAATGAATGCAAGCCTTAAAACCGTGACAGGCTCAGCCGAAGCAGCGGGAAAGGCATTCGCAGAAATTAAAGAATTCGCAAAGACCACTCCATACACTCTCGACCAATCGGTAGAAGGATTCCAGAAACTTAAAGCGCTAGGATTAGACCCTAGCATGAGTGCATTACAATCTTACGGCAATACAGCGGCTGCGATGGGTAAAGACCTTACGCAAATGATTGAAGCTGTAGCCGATGCGTCAACAGGTGAGTTTGAGAGACTTAAAGAGTTTGGTATCAAGTCATCATCGCAAGGCGACCAAGTTAGCTTTACATTCCAAGGAATCACTAAAACAGTAGGTAAGAATTCAGCGGAAATTCAGGCATATCTACGCGCTATCGGTGATACCCAATTTGCTACGGCAATGTCCGACCAAATGGAAACCATAGACGGTAAAATAGCTAACCTTGCGGATAGCTACGCAGCTTTGCAGATACAGTTTATGCAAAACGGTGGTGCGCAAGCGGCTGAAATGGTTATTAAGGGATTATCTTCTCTTATTGTTTCTATCACTGAAAATACAAAAGAATGGATTTTAATCATTGGCTTGCTATCGGCTTCAATGATAAGGAATTTAGTCGCTTCCGTCATCCAAGCTATTGCTCAAAACGCGCTTTGGATTAAAAGTTTATACGCGTCTACTCAGGCGACTACCGTATACACTAAATCAGTAGGATTAATGGGTGTTGCTACGGTAACAACAACCGCGAAAGTTTCAGCGGCTACTATTGCCATGCGTGGATTATCGGGTGTTATGGCGTTAATCGGTGGCCCCGTAGGTTTATTTATCACAGCAGCCGCAACCGCGTTTGCTTATCGTGAAGAAATAACGGAGCTTGCCACGGGCGTTAAAATGTCGAAAGAGCAAGAAGAGCTACGAGTAAAAGTGCTAGAAGACGTTAAGCGCTTATCTACGGAAGCAATGGGCGCAACGAACGAGCTAGCGGAGTCAAAACGGAAAGACGCGGAAGCAAGTTATCAATCAGCGCAAGCGGGTCTTGCTGATTTAAAAGTTAGAGCAGCATTAGCGCGACAGCGTTATGAGTCGGCAAAAGCAGCGGAAGCGGCTGAAAACAAACAAGGTCTTTCAATTCAGTACCGCTCAACCGAAAATCTAGACGCGGCAACACGAGCAGCTAGAAACGCAAATAACGAATACCAAGCACAACTTGACCTTGTAAAAGCTATCGACAAAGAGATGCAAAACTTTGGAAAAAACAAAGTTACAATTCAAGGTGTAAGTGTAGAGACTACGCAAAGCACTAGCGCATATAAAGCGCCTGACTTAACATCTACAGAAGATTCAGCAAAAGCAGCAGCAAGAGCGCTAGAGTCAATTCGCACTGAGCAAGAAAAATATAACGACACTATCGCACAAGCTAAAGAGTGGCGCGATAATCAAATTATTGGCGAGACAGAATACAATAAGCTAGTGGCAGCAGCAGACGCGGCATTAGCAAAAGCAACCGCAACAACCACGAAAGCGAGTGCAGCGGTTAAAGGTTTAACGTATGAGCAACAGCAAGCAATCGACGCAAGCACAAGAGCGCAGCAAGCTAACAAACTCGCGCAAGAGTCACTAGGCAAGACGGACGAAGAAGTCAGAGCCTTAGAGTTAAGCTACAAAGACGGTTATACTCCTGAATTAGCAAGAGCACAAGCGCAAGCGGAATACGCTAAAAAATCACAAGATGAATTAACAGCATCTAATCAGCAAGCAGCCGCAGCAACACAGCAAGCGCGAGAAGCTACAGAATTAGCGCAACTATCGCTAGGTAAGACGGACGAGCAAGTACGTGCATTAACGCTAAGTTATAAAGATGGCTATACCGTTGAAATGGCAAAAGCGCAAGCCGCAGCCGAGTTTGCAAAGAAAGCAGAAGAAGAGTTAGAAGCGGCACAAATCAAAGAAGCGCAAGCGGCAAGGGACGCAGCCGAAGCTCAGAAAGAAAAAGCGGAAGCGTTAAAGAAATCAGCAGCCGAAGCGGTGGACGCAAGTTTTGCAGCACAACAATTAGCGCTAGATTCAATGTATCAGACAGAGCAACAAATTGAAGTTTTGGCATTGATGCAAACAGGTAAATACAGTCAGGCACAAGCTGAGACAATCGCAAAAAATCACGCTATTGCAGATTCTTACAAAGAAATCGAAACATTAATGACTGGCTTGCTAAATCCTTCCGATTCACTTATAGCAAAAATCGAAGAGCTTAACGAAGCTTGGAAAAATGGCGAAATTGACGCTATTGCATACGCTGATGCGCTTGAGATGACGATTGAGACTAGCGAGAAAGTAGACGCGCAAGCTAAGAAAGTGGCGGAAGAATTAGAGAAAAACACAAAGCTATTATCCACTGACTTAGTCGGCTCATTGAATGACGCGTTATTGAGTGGTGATTTTAAGAGCTTAGGCGACAAGCTAAGCGAGATATTCCAAGATGATGTTTTTGGCACGATTCTAAAAGATGGGTTAAGTGACTTCGGGGATAAATTCACTAACAGCATGAAGGGAATAGTTAACAGCCTTTCAGGTGCGTTTGGTGGTAGCAATATATTCGCTAATGTGGGTGACGGTTTGTCTACGTTATTTAGCAGTGATACGATGAAAAACGCGATTAGCGGCTTAGATATTGGCGGGGCGATTGATGAGGCTTTTGGAAATAGCGGGATAGGCTCAACTATTGGCGGCGCTATAGGTTCGATTTGGGGGCCGATAGGTTCAACTATTGGTAGTGCCCTAGGCTCTCTCGCTGAAAGTGCATTCGGTGGCGATGAGTATGTTTCGGGGCAAGGTGTTCAGCTTGGGTATAGTTATGCCAATGGATTTGAGGGGCAAGAGTTAACGCAAATGTCGGAAGAGCGTTCATTGTGGCGAGGCACTAAGCGTTGGACAGAATACGACGAATTGGACGCTGAAACCGAGTCATCTATATCCTCTTACTTTAATACTGTGGAGGACACAATAGCGGCACAGGCTGCATTATTTGGTGAGAGCAGCGAAGATATTCTATCTAATTTTGTAGTAGATAGCACTAATTTCTGGACTGGTGATTCGGATATTAATTTAGAGAATTGGGCTAGTGGTATAACTGATAATATAGGCGAAATTTTCGGCATTGTCTCTGATAGCATAGAGGATGTGTCCGTTGACGATATGAATTTAGAAGATTGGGCGGGCATTGTCACTGGCGAGATGTATGATGCTGTTTTTGGTAGCTTGCTCGGACATCTTCAAGACGAGGGCGAAGAGCTAGCGGATACCGTATCTCGTGTTATTAGTCAAATATCTACCGTCGTGACTGGGTTTAGCGCGATGGGCGTTAGTTTTGATATGACCATGGTTCAGTTGGCCGATATGACCGACGGGTTAGTCGAGGCGGCTGGAAGCTTGGATACGTTACAAACCAATATGCAAAGCTATTATGACTTGGTATTTACAAGCGCAGAGCAGACGGTATTACAGCAAAATCTAGCCAAATCAGCTATAGACGCATTTAATGACTCACTTGGTTTGTCTGGTTACGCGGCAATCGATACAGCGGAAGAGCTTAAAAATTACGTTGACTCGTTAAAACTAAATACAACAGCGGGACAGGAAGCATACGCGCAAGCCGTAGCACTTGCCTCTTCTATTGAAACTTATAGCGGAAGTGCGGAAGATGCGGCTGAGCGTACAGCGGAATTAGCCGAAGAATTGGAAGGTTTAGCAACAACGTCGGAAGCTGTAGGAACATTGGTGGACGTACTGGCTGAAACACTTTACGGCTCATTAGATGAAAGATACGCGATAGAGCTAGCAAGATACACTGCGTTAAAAAATGGCGCTAATGACTTACGTGATGCGGTTTTAGGTTTCACTGATTCAGTTACGGATAATAAGACAAGCTTGGCTGATGCACAGAGAAATTATAACGATCTACTAAAGCAAGCCCAGAGTGGTGACGCTAGTGTTATACCTGACTTAATTGCGGCATCTGAAACACTGAAAAGCACATTAAGCGAGAATTATGCGGGTGGCGCTGAAGCGTCAAGCGGTACGGCATTAATCGCAGGGCAGTTAGAGCAAGTTGCTGCGCTTATGGATTTACAAGCAGGTAGCGAACCAATAGAGCCTGAAACGATTGAAGCAACGTTAACGGAAGCAGATAGAGCATTATTGGCCGATGTGCTAGTAAGTAGTTTGAAAGAAACCGCAATAGCAACAGGTGAAGATATTACCGACCTTATGGCGTCTAATGGTATTTATCTTACATCTTTGGCTACTGACTTAGGGATAGATTTAGATAAACTTAGAGAGAGCGGTTATGAGATTAGTAAAGATGAAGTAAATGAATTAGTAGCGTTATCCGATAAACTTGGAATGAATACGCTTGAATTAACAAAAGAGCTTGGAATTACATCTAGCAATATTGGAAAGGCTATTAGCACAAATCTAGAAAGCTTGCCAGATGTGCCTGATGATATTAAATCAGGCTTGGCGCCATACTTGGACGCTATTGAGAAGTCAAACGACTACACAACTATAGAAAGCGTTTTAGGTGTAACTAAGGATTATATTGATAGCTTGCCAGCAGATATACGTCAGCAATTAACTGCTAAGCTTAATGAAATAATTGATACAAGTGAGTTAGTTTCCCAAAATATCGATGACTTAAACGTAATGACTAGCGAGCAATTAGATAACGTGGCGGACGCTTACGGAATCAACTCGGCATCTATAGAGAAAGCGATAGACGGCAGTAGTGACGCTATGATTAACGGCTTAACTAACATGTCAAAAGCTTACGATACAAATACTCTAACGCTAGCTAAAGAGCTAGGTATTAACGCAAGCACTGTAAGCGGTGCAATATCTAAAAATCTATCATCGTTGCCTGACGTTCCTGACGATATAAAGGAAGGATTAGCTCCATATCTATCGGCCATTGAAAACAGTAATGACTATACCACACTGGAAAGCAATATTAAGAAAGCGAGCGGCTATATTAACGCCCTACCCGATGGAATTAAATCCCAGCTTAACGGGCAATTAAACGCGCTCAATTTCTCGGCAGCTACAACAATACAAAGCATTGAAAGCTTGGAAAAATTAACTGAAAAAGAATTAACGGATGTGGCTAACGCTTACGGTGTCAATTCTAGCTCAATTATTAAAGCGGTTGACGGTAGCGGCTCGGATATGCTTAGCGGTCTAAGTAAAATGGCATCAGCTTATAACGTAAGTACAACCACTTTATCTAATAAGCTTGGCATTAATGCATCCACTGTTTCTAAAGCCATATCTCAGAATTTAGCTAGCTTGCCAGATGTACCTGACGATATAAAATCGGGTTTAGCCCCGTATTTAAGCGCTATCGAAAAATCAAATGATTACACGAGTTTGGATAACGCACTAGCCAGCGCTAACGACTATATTAACACACTTCCCGAAGATATCAGAAGCCAGTTATCATCAAGATTAGAGGCTATAACAAAAGCCGCAAGCACAACAACGCAAAGCATAACGGCATTAAACAGCATGACGTCATCGCAGCTTTCATTATTAGCTAGTAGTTATGGTGTCAATTCCCAGTCAATCACCCAAGCGGTTAATGGTAGTGGGGCATCGCTAATTAGCGGATTGAAATCTATGGCTAGCGCGTACAATTCAAGCGCTTTAACTATCGCTAACAAAGTGGGATTAAATGCTAGTACAGTTGCAAAAGCTATAAGCACAAATCTTTCTAGTTTACCAAGTTTATCTAATAGTATTAAGTCGCAGCTTGCACCTTATTTAACAGCAATAGAAAGCTCAAATAGCTATGAAGATCTGGAGACTGCTATTAATAGCGCAAGTGGATTTATTAACACATTACCCGAGGATATAAAAACTCAGCTAAACTCACAACTTGATGGTATCGTATCAGCCACAAATGCAAGCACGACAGCAATAAAACAAATAGACACAGTAAGCGCGGCAGATATCCAAAAAATAGCAGCAAGTAATAATCAATCTCTTTATTCTTACGCCCAGTCGGTTACACAATCAATTAGAGCCGTTGAGGGTATATCGGATGACGTAACCGACAGTATTGAGCCTTATTTGACCGCTATTAATTCAGCGACAACATGGGAAGAGTTGGAGACAAGTTTTAACGGGCTAGGAGGTCTTATTAACGGTCTTCCTGATGGAATCAAGACACAGCTCAGCTCTAAGTTTGCTGATATCGTAGCAAGTAGTGGAAAGGTTCAGCAGTCCGTTGACGGGATAACAACAATCTCAGAGAAAGAGCTTAACGAGTTTGCAGATAAAGCGGATGTAAATATTACCGATTACGCGGAGGCGGTAGCCGAGACAATCGAAAAGATGGACGGATTGCCTCAAGAAATTAGAGACGAAATACAGCCTTATCTTGATGCTATAAACGCGACTACCACGTGGGACGATATGTCATCAAGCTTTACAAATTTAAACACTTATATAGCAAGTCTACCCGCCCAGATGCAAAAAGCGTTTGATGAGCAGTTAGAAAAAACAATTATGGGTATAGATAAGGTGGAGGCGGCTGTTGATGGGATTGAGGGTTTTACAACTCCTGACCTTGAGTTGTTGGCCGACACTTTTGGCTTGGATATAGAAGCTTTAAGGGTAGCAAATGAAGCGCTATCAAAAGGTGATTTAGCTAAAATTGAAGCTTTAGCACAAGTGGTAGGTACAACGCCCACAAAGTTAGCCGATGCTTTAAGTGTTAGCGTAGAATCCCTATCAGGTGTAATTGTAGAACAGTTGGCGGGTATCGAAGATGTGCCGCAAGGCGTTAAAGATGAGCTAGCAAAGTATATAGAAAAAATTGAAGCAGCCACGAGCGTGGGCGATATTGATTCCACTCTTGCCGACCTTAACGGGTTTATTGACTCACTCCCAGAAGAATTGAGCGACGGATTAACGGATAATTTCACCGATATTATTAACGCGGTTGATGGCACTACAGCGGCAGTTATCGGGTTGAATTCCGAGCTAGGTAAGAAGATTATCGACCTTGCCGACGCAGCAACTATTGATTACACAACTTATCAAGAAAACCAAAACGCAACGGTTACTGATTATGACTTAACCGGAATTGCAAAAGTTGCTAGTGAGATTGGGATATCAATGGGCGCGGTTGCTGATGTTCTGGGTATTGGAATATCTCAATTATCATCGTCACTAGCTGATAGAATTGAAGGGATTCTACAGACCGACGTTGAAAAATACGAGCTAGAAGATGATATATATAACATCTCTAAGGCGGTAACTGACCAGCAATTAACTAACGCCATTAACGAGCTAGAGTCAAGAATGGGGGGAATGATGTCAACCTTCCAGTTAAATAACGAGCTTGGAATCGGCATGAAATACTACAACGGTTTCGGGGTTAATACTTGGCAGCCGCACCAAGCTTTTCAGTCTTACGATGTCGGTTCAGATTACATCCAAGGCGACCAGATGGCGCAAATTCACAACGGTGAGGCAATATTCACAGCTTCACAGAGTGACGGACTAAGGGAGTCAGTTTCTGCTATAATGGCAAGAGTAGCAAGTGAGCCGACGGTAACGCAGCCGACAACGGTTAATCTAAACGCAAGTACAAGCAAATCAGAGATGATTATGCAAGACTTACTTGATGAATTAAAGGCAACTAAAGCGGAAATTAAAGAAATGAAAGATGACCAAAAAATAGTTAGCCGAGAGATTAACAAGAATAGCAAAAATACTTATAGAGTGATTGATAGATGGGAAGGCTTAGGATTACCGAAGGAGCGCGTGTAGATGGCTGACGATTACGTAAGGCTTATACCGCCTATTGATATAACGGACTCCAACTTAAATAGTACGAACGTCCCTGAAACTGATTACGATGAATACGACGCGGGGACAACGTACAATGATGGCGACCGCGTTATTATTACCACGGGAGTGCATAGAGTCTATTTAAGCACGACTACGCAAACGGGGAATTATCCACCCGATAGTCTAACCACATGGATAGATGAAGGCGCTACGAATGCATGGCGGATGTTTGACGCGTCCGTCAACTCTGTTACGTCTAACCCCGACACAATATCGTTTTCTATAACGCCCGATATGCTTACAAACTCAGTGGTGTTAATGGGGCTTTTCGGGCAAACGGCCACGGTGGCAGCAACGAGCGCGGCAAGTGGTGAGGTTTATAATAATACTTATGACCTGCAAGACTTTTCAAGCGTAGCGGACTGGTATGAGTATTTCTACATGGAATATAATACTAAAACAGCGCTAACGCTTACTGATTTACCCGCTTACAGCGATTTAACTATTAGTGTAACGATTGATAACACGGGCGGTACGGCTCAGTGTGGCGTGGTGGTTTTAGGCAGACAAAATGTCATCGGCCAAGCAATGTTTGGGCTGACAACAAGCATCATAGATTACTCGCAAAAGACAACAAATGACGAAGGCGTCACAAGTGTAACCGAAGGCGCATTTAGTAAGCGAGCGGATGTAACCGTGTTGGTAGAAAATGGCAAGTATGATTCAGTTCAGAAAATGCTTTCTAAATATCGCGCCACGCCAATTATTTACGCTGTAACTAGTCTTTATAGCTCTACAGTAGTATACGGCTACTATACTGATTTTGATTTAACTATACCCCACTCGGTATACGCTGAGTGTACTTTGACAGTGGAAGGATTAACATAAATGGCAATACAAAACATAAGCGCATTACCAGACGCACCAACACCCGCGGACTCACCTACAGAGTTTGCAAATAAAGCAGCGGCATTTGTCCCGTCATTATCGGGGTTAGTAACCGAATTAAATCAGTATGGAATTGATATTGTTCAAGAAACTTCAAGCGTTGTGGATGAGGCAAAAAGCGAAGTAAATATAACAGCTATGGGAATGTTTAACGCTATTGTGGTCGGTGATACCGATGGCGTTAATAATCAGTTTACTATTTTAAACGCGTCTTTTTATCCTTATTGGATGTTATTCATTGATGGCGTAAAAGTACCAAATTCAGGAATTACGATAAATGGCAGTGTTGCTACATTAACGAGCACACCAACGTCAGGTGCAATTATTGAGGCTTTAGCGCCTATGTCTACTGATTTTATAGCGCCCGATGGATTTAAAACGATAGCTTTTTGTAGTGACAAAAATGGCACGATTGAGCTTGAGTGTACTTCAAACGGTAGCACTCCCCAGTGGAAAGTAGGTTCAGTAATTACGGAGTCAACCACATTCAGCTACGCTAATGATGGCGAATATATTTATATATTTCTTTACGTTCCTGATGATTCAACTAATAGCGTTTTAGACGCAGACGCCCAAGATATTTACCTTATTGAGTGTCAACGCGAAATATCTTCATTAGATCAGATAAAAATGCGAGACAATAGCAATTTAAGCTACATAGACAGTTTAGTTAATTTATCGGGGTTGACTTCCCTATCATCGGCTTGGAATAGCTGCGGGTTGACATCTTTCCCCGCTATTGATAGCTCAAAATGTACAACTTTTTTTAGAGCTTGGTATGCAAATGATTTGATTTCATTCCCTTATATAGATAGCTCCTCGTGTACGTCTTTTAATGCTGCATGGGCTTATAATGATCTCGAGTCATTCCCCGCGTTAGATAGCTCCGCCTGTACTTCTTTTTCAGGCTCATGGAGAAATAATAATTTAACTGAATTCCCGACAATGGATATAACAAGTGTTAGCTCATTTTCTCGCGCTTGGTATGGGAATACTAATTTAACTACTTGGTCAGCTAATTACTTTAATTCAGCGCGAACGGATGCGGATTATACCGAGGCGTGGACTAATTGCGCATTAACTCAGACGTCGGTTGATAATATTTTAATCTCAATTAACACTAGTGGCGCTAGCAACGCTTCAATAGGGTTGGATGGTGGTACAAACGCAACGCCAAGCGCTACAGGTTTGGCCGCCAAATCTGATCTAGAGTCTCGCGGTTGCACTGTTAACGTAAACTAAGGAATTAAACATGTTTTATGTAGAGTTTTATAAAGATACACCCGTAGCTATTAGCAGCGCTTCGGACTACGAAGAAAGGGAATTAACTGAGCTTGATATTAGGGAATTCGCAAGTGCGGACGTTTTTTCTATCGAATACCCTAATTTTAAAATACCAGTCCCGCGAAAAGATAAGATAACACAGCTAAGACGCGAGGCGGTACGCAAGATTGAGAAACGAGCTAATGATTATCAAGCGCAGGTTGTAGGCACTCCAGACCCAGCAAGAGAGCAGCGGTTTCAATACAATATCAGAGCATCTAAGCATATTATAGCGGGTGACGCAACGGACGCCCAAACCAATATGCTGCAATCACAGCTAGATACTTGTAACGCGGTAAATCATCCTCAGTTTGCAGGTATGACGCTATTAGAATTCGCAACGTATATATACAACTATCATGAGTTGCTATACACGGGTGCGGGATTGATTGAAACAACGTTAGTCTATGGGCGCTCACTTGTAAATGCAGCAGAAACGAAAGAGGAAATAGATAGCGCACTTGACACACTAGAGGAAATGGCCGCTACTAAATTTAATCAGCTTTTTGCTAACGTGTGATTGCTTACGCGCTATTAGTTACTATTTATTTAGTGCTATTAGTGCTTTTAATATCGGCTCGTGTTCAAATAAACGAATATCAAGAAAGACAGTATAGAGACTTTAAAAAGATTAGAAAGCTACAGCGCATGTTATCGGATATGCGCGTAGCTCTTGATAAAAAATCATGAATTATCTTCTACGTCTTTAGACCAAAAAAGATAACAAATAATTAAATAGATGATTACCCCTATTACTATAATCATTTTTTACTCCTATATTTTCGCTGCTCAGCGGTAACTTTAGCAACGTATTTATTTAAATCCGCCTGTAGCTTTAAATTGTTACGGGCTTTTTTGAATTGATCATAAGCTTCTAGTTTTAAATCGCCTTGGTTTGGAAATTGCTCACCTAGAATTGATTTACTCATAGCGTGATACATTTTCTTTTTTGTTTCAGGCTTGTATCCGTTTTTGCCTCTCGACTTCATATCTCTATCAGTACCGTCTATTTTCATCATTACAGCGGTCATAACATTTACGGCTTGATCTTGTGTTAGTTTCTTGTAATTAACATTCTTCGGTCTATTTGCTTTCTCCTTTTCAGCTTTTCGCTTATCTAATTTATCCTGATAGTCTTTAGGGATTCGAGCCACGACACAATAACCATCCTTAAATTCAATCTCTACCGATGGCGCTATGTATGATTCTACTCGCTCTATTTTCTCACCACACTGACAGAATGGAGGCGTTACAATCTCACTATGGCATGATGGGCAAATAATTTTAGGCGGTAGCAGCGCTTCGGCATTATCGTTTTCTAAATCGTTTAATGTTTTTTCTTCACGCTCCTTTATATCCTCTTTATCGTCATTGCCTTCTATTAAGCTATCGTATCTTGAATCTATTTCAATCGGTGACGCAAAACGATTGACCTCGGTATAGTCTCGAACGATTGCATATTCTTTCTTTGGTAAGACCTCTAGTATTTCGGCATCTTCCGGAATATCTTGACCTACCGGAATGATAGAGTGAATACCGTTAATTAAGACTTTCGTACCACCCGCAAAAGAACGCAACACCCTACCCATTTTCTGAATATAAGTAGTTAGGCTCTTTGGTTCGTCTGGTTTAGCCTTATTATCCGCCATCGGCTGAAAATCAATAGCGTGTGTAAAATGAGGAAGGTCTACACCTTCTCGCAACTGATTAACACTGATAATAATACGAATTCTGCCAGATTTAGCACCCTCTAACGTTCGTCTATTTTCTTCTGTAGCGTAATCTGAGTGCATAACACCTATTTCATCATGTGGCACTAGGTCACTCTCCATGAAATGATCATACACGGCATTGCAGCTAGTTTTGTTTGGACAGAAAACGATTGTATGCTGGTTTCTTGTTTCGTCATTCTCATGCCAGTCTTTAGCAGGATTGCCAATCACAAGAAGCTTTTGAACTTCTTCACCTGCGGAGTTTTCGTTATATTCCCCGTTAGCATCCTTTTTAATCTTCTTTGTGTCAATTCCACTACCGATCATGCAAAGCAATTTATAATCAACTAACACGCCTTGATTAATCAAGTCTTGAATAAAATAAGGCTTAACCATTGCTTGATACGTTTTAGATAAGTGTATCGGATACGCTGTAGCTGTTAATCCGTATAGGTTGTATTCTCTTTTCTCTTTTTCCAGATAATTAAGAAACCTATTAACACCTTTTTCGCTGTAGTGGCATTCATCTACCCATATTTCTTTAACATTTAAGCTTAGCAGGATATTACGTAGAATCTCGCTATTTAATCTATTATTCAATGTTTGAGCTGACACAATTTGTATCTGTCTATTCAAGTGCAATAATTTATCACCCTGAATAATTCCGACCTTTTCACCTAGTTGTTTCTCAAAAGCGTGTTTAGCATTTTGCACCAATGTATCTCTATTAACAATAAAGAAAATAGTTTGATTAGGGTTTTTAATTAATGCGCGCCTTGATACCTCACAAGCGAATAATGTCTTTCCCCCGCCAGTGCTTAAAGATTCAACAATCTTTCTAATTCCTTTGGCGTGCAAAGCTTCTGTTTCATCGTATGCTTTTTGTTGCGCCTCTCGAAACGCTAACGGCTCAGCAGTTTTAAATTCGTAATGATCTAAAACGGGTAATCCATTTCTAGCTAAAAAGCTTAACGATTGGCCTTGGGCGCTCCATTCTTCTTGCGTTAATATCACTCTATAACCTCCAGCTCAATAACCGTCTTTACATCATTACCTAAGATATTGTCTTTGTGCTTGTCGTGCGTTTCTTGCCAAAAATCCAGCACATAACAATAAACCGTAACACCATTGTAATTAATCAGCACCTCGTCACCTGTAAGCGCTCCTACAGCGTTCTGATGCAGTCGCATATACGTTATTACACTTACAACGCCTTTAATCTCTTTATCGTTCTTCTGTGTAATCGGGT